ATTTTTTCATCTTTGTACAAGGCGACCTCCTCCAAAAATGAAAGGTGCGTTGATCTGAACAGGTTATTGACTTGGACTATTATTTCATCTTCTTCCAATGGGCAATCTGTTACATCAAAAATAAAGCTTCCAGCTTGACGTTTTTTCTTTTTTATTGCATTATATAGAACGTTTTTCCCATCTGTACTAATGGTCTTTAAATCCCATCCTTTACCATTGATTTTAAAATCTGGTGTAGAAACTCCCTGTGGATATGTAACTCTGGGAATCATCTGAACTTCTTTGCCATACATTTTTGCTACTATTTCAGCCACATTTTTTTCATGTTCAGAATAGTCAAGCAGTACGTATCTTCCATCAACTCTGTATTTCTTTTCATCAATTACAATATCTTGTAAATCAATCACTGCTCCACTTTTTCTTGTTGTGCCAGTCCATTCACTTGTGATATCTTTTGGTGGAGTGAAAAATATTTGTTTTTGTCTTTCATCCGCATATTCCTGACTGTTCATATTTCCAGTCCGCATTCGAACATGCTGCCACTCTTTTTGCTTCTGATTGTATCTCTGCTGATTCTCCAGATCCAGTGAAAGGTCTGCCAAGCGTCCAAACTTCTTTTCCTGTCTCTGGGCATATTGCTGTCTGGCTTCCTGCTGGTTCTTCTCTGCCAGATTATTCAGTTCCTCGCGGGTGTATTTACCATCTGGTGGTGTGCTGACGCCTTCGAAGTATGTAGTGTGGCTGTCCCGGCATCTGGGATGATATAGCCCTGCTGTCACCGCACTGGACATAAGCGGGTATTTTACGCCGGTAACGGGTGATTTACCGTCTTTTGGTCCTCCGCTCCATACATCATCAATCATAACCTTCCCTACGAACGGGACGCATAAAGGGATTGTCTCCACGCTTATTTATAATGACCGTATATATCTGCCATTCCCTGCGTTTCTCTCCTTCTCCCTGAAGGTACGCTCTCTTACATGCTGTTCTGATCGCCATATCGGCGTAATCAGCCAGCGTATGCCTTGAACCGTTGGAATACTCCACGCAGTTCAATCCGGCTGAAAGGAAGTCCTTTGTTGCCATGTCTACGGCCTTCTCATAGGTCCCTGCTCCGGTATTGGCATATACCTGGGAATTATAGATAATCTTTCTGTACTGGTCGTCTGCCATTCGCAGGATAGCTGTCTCTGCTTTCTGCATATCATCTGTGGTTGCCTTTATCAAAGCTTCCAGTTTCCTGTCATTCAGTCTGAAAAACTCTGCTGTAGCTCCCTTAGTGATCTTCTTTGCTGGAAATCCATCTTTAATTGCTTTTAGTATCGCAATCTCCTGATTCATGTTTCCTTCTGCTCTGGCCGCCTGGATCAGTCCGGATATCTTGGCGTTGATATCTTTAAACTGTTTGCTGTACTTCTTTCGATTATCGTGCTTATATTTTTCCAGGGATTTAAGCATTTCTGTCTGCCACATGCTCCAGCGCTTATCCTCATCCAGTTCTTCCTGTTTATGGGATTCCATATTGCGGATCATGGAAGCTATCAGTTCATTTTCTATGGCTTCAAAGGCGGCTCCGATATCATATTCATCATTTATCTTTGCCATTTGACAATACCTTGAATCCCTGTGCTTTGAACTGACGTGTCAGTTCCTTTAGTTTTGCGATGCTGGTGCAGTGATCATTTCTGAGTTCTGCATAGTTATCTTTTTCCAGAGCGTAAATTCCAAGAGGTACCTGCTCCTTTGCTATTCCCAGAAGCCCCTGATACTCCCTTCGATCCATCCTGTAGATCCGGTTCATTACCTTTACCCTCATTTGTCCCTTCACCTCCTGTGTCTACCTGAAAGTCTCCTGCTGCCATACTCACACTTGGTTCATCCAGTTCCTGTATGCCCTGTTCTGCTTTCAGGCGGGTGATTTCCTCCTGCTTGCAGTGATCATCCAGGCTGTCTCCGTACAATTCCTCTACGCAACGTTCAATGCTCATAATGCCGCCCTGTTTAGCCTTTGCTACTGTTTCTACCTGGCTTTCAAAAGACGGATTGGCATATTCTTTGAACTTAATATTTACTTTTACTTCCTCAATGATTTCATTGTGTAGGATGTGATAGGCATTGACCGCCGTTTCAATGAGTTCTGGCAGGGTTTCCTGCAGAGCTTCAATGATTGCATCTCTGGTATAGAGAGTGGTCTTCTCTTTTTCTCTCTGGGCATCTGCATTATCGAGCTTTTTCACATCAATTCCAAGAGTGGACGGGCTTATGATGCCCTGAAGGCACAGATCTAGTGCCGTACAGTAAGAAGCAAGGTAGCTTTCATGTGGAATTGCTGGCTGTTCTGTGTGAATCTCATTCTTTCCGTTTTCGCTCATATTGTCGTCACCGGCAATAAAACGATTATCAAACGGGTTAGGTCGCATCAGTACTCCGTTTTCCGGATCCCTTGGTATATAACTCTCCGGGATATAAGTTCTTGCCCTTCCTGCCCGCAGCGCATCCATCCACTGGGACCAGGCTTCATCAAATGCGTCAAATGCATCTAATTTTCCATCAAAGATGCTTCCGCCCCTGCCTTCGAACTGACTGCTTTCATATATCTTAAAAGGAACTGCAAGGATTACACTCTTATCAAATGTCACTGGCTTCATATTTGCTGTTTCTTCCAGTGTATTGAGCGGTACCTCTGTTTCCCCTTTATACAGACGTGGAATGATATAGCCATATCCATAGTGTTCATTCAGGACATATTGCCGTTTTCCTTCCATGTACACCTGTTTGAATACGATTTCTTTCAATCTTTCTCGGTTCAGAACGATTTCTATACGTTCTCCCGGATACCATTCCAAGATAGGATACTGGCTCAGTTCTGTGTCTACCGATATTTTATAAGCACCGTCACCAATAAACAGCGTTTCCTTAAGAGACTTCTCGAATTTCTTTCTGAACTTGTTATCCTCTTCAATTTCGTTCCACAGCTGTTCTTGTTGCACGTTCGGGAACTCAAATTTCTCCATACCTGCTATTATGATGCTGTTCAGTACACGTACAATCAGGCTGGGTAAGCCTGTATGGATCTTTCTCATTTCCATTCCAGGAGTACATCTGGAACTCCAGAACTTCTGCTTATCTGCATATTCCGGCATCTGTCGGTACATCTGTTCAATCTTGTTTCCGTCTGCTGAATACCAGATACGATTGCGAATCGCATTTAGTTCGAAATCCATGATTTCGTCTATCTGAATAGCATACGGGCTTGCCGGCATAATATTCAGCCATGACCGTATACTGTGTTTTATTGTTTCGTTCAATTTCTGCATCCACCCCATTTCTTATTCCTCCTCAAATCCAATAAGGTTTCTGTATGGAATCCATCCATATTGCTGGGCGTTTATCGTGTGATCGTTTCTGTCTTCCGGGATATCCTTTTCTTCATCCCAGGAGTATTTCTCCAGTTCGCTTAAGTGTTCCGTGCAGGTATCTACTACCAGATAACAATCCTGTTGGATCCAGCCGAGCTGAAGTTTGATTCTGTCCAGTATCTCTACCTTTTTGTAGGATTCGACAAAATTGTACAGGCATCCTTTGAGTCTTTTATACTTCCGCAGCTCTGTGATCGTAGCAGCATCTGCGCAGTCAACAAATGTATCTTTTGCAAATCCCCAGTCCTTCCGGCATTTCTCTAGAAATTCTACAAATTTTACTGTGGTGTCGGAAGGTGCCAGCGGTTTCTCAAGGTCTTTATTGCTATACACTTTCTCTGCCAGTGTGATCAGCTTCCTGTCCTCTGTGATGCCCTGGAACATC